TATAATACATTTACCAACATGATCATACTCGCCGGTCATGCATTCATTTGCGTATGCATCCATGTGCTTTGCAATTGACCTACCTGTTAATGTTGTTGATTGTCCAATACGTTTATCAAAGAAACGACAATGTTGATTTAGAATCGCACCGTACAAAGAGTTAAGTCCAATTTTCTTTACAAGTTGACGTTTATCCCAGAAAGCAATATCTTTCGGCGTCGTTGCTTCGCGTTTTTTGGCTTGCATTTCTTTACGTTCAGCATACCAACGTTCCAATAATCCCGGAATAATCCCTTCTCTTTCCAATGTAAATAGTGTTCCATTTGCACTTAATGACCAATTACTATCTGTATTGAAAATAATTTCGTGTAACTCGTGTGCAGAATGCGTTGTACTATCACCATTAACCCAATCAACAGTTAGTGTTACACCTGGTTTTTGTTCAAGAATAGCAGTGTACTCAATTGACCCAAACATTCCTTCCCATGCACTAGCAAAATTTCCACCTTTATATGTTCTTCCGTTTTCGCCAACGTAATCAGCCATTTTACTTTCGATGTATTTTGTAGTTTCAACTGGTCTAACTTGTCCAATAATAGTTTCTGGAGCCATATTCAACGCACGAATAACAGACGGATACAGACTGTTAATATCAACAGAACCAACCCATTTATGTATTCCTACTTTCGGTTGCGCTACATATGCACCTGCGGCACGTGTATCTTCATTATCGTGTTTTACTTTATCGGGTACAACCATTCCACGTTCATGCGATTCATTAATGATTGCTTGTTCTGTTACAGCAACTGATCCCATTGTTTGTGGAATTAGTACTGTGTTTGCGTGTGCAATTTCGTTTGCTAAATCAAGAAACTTAAGTTTTTCGTCCATCTTGGCAAGTAGTAGTGTATCTTGTCTTGAGTAGTCAATAAACTTTTCAAAATCCTGATTGTACAATTGATCTAAAGTTCCTTTGTATTCAACTTTCTTTTCGCCTAGTTCGTGTTCTGCAATTGCATCCAATGCATACGAATGCATTTCTTGATATGTATATTTTTGATACAATAACATATAGTCTAAATGAATACGCCCTATTGTTACATATGTTTCTTGTTCGGCACCGTACTTTTCGTATTTTTTCTTTCTTGGTAGTTGATCCCATAAACAAAACCTACGTGTGTCGTTTTTACTTAGTACTCTTGTAACACGATTTACTAAGTACGGTATATCAAAACCTTCACTGTTCCATCCACTAAGCATATCTGCATCTTCAATAAGATCCAAAAATGTTATTAGCATATCTGCTTCGTTATCGAACATTACAGTATTGTCAAACTTATTTGCTATTTCATTAGCAGTTTCTTCTGACATCGCTTTAGGTGGAATCGCTAAACAAATAAGTTGCTTAGACCAATCCAAGTACAATGATATTGCTGTTATTTTATTAAATGGATCACTAGGTGGACTGAATCCTTTTTCTGGATGGAAGTCTGTTTCAATATCAAAGAAAACAGTGTGTAACTTAGGAGAATCTTTATCTTTATAATTTTCTTCTAAGCATTTATTAATTACATTAATGTCGCTTTCAAAGAGTTTTTTGCCTTTGTGTATTGCAACCTCTTTTCTAAATTCTCCTTTGTTTCTAGCTCTAATCTGGCTTACTGCATTGCCGTATATATTTCTAAATTTACCAGCAGGATCTTCGTAGTAAAACTCGTACTTGGGTTTATACTCAACTAATATACGTTTGTCGTCAACACGTTCGGATAAACAAATCTTGTCTGTATTTGCATTGTAAATTGCGTCAACGTACGACATAATTAATTAATATTATTGATTATTGAAACATAAAACTCATCGCTCTGAAGAGTGTCATACCATTCTTTGAGTTGATTTTGATTATGCGTTGCTATTTGTGTATTTAACTCGTTAGTAAACATACTGTCATTTAGGAGAATTCCTATTATGAAGTTATTTTGGGATTCAATTGTTTCCATGTGATCAAGAATAGCATTAATTGGATGAGTTTGAATGTTTATGCTATTTAATGCACGAATTGATCCTTTTTTATTTAGTAGTAATGAGATATTTGGTATTTGTAGTCCTCTAAAAGTTTTTTCAGTAAATGCTATCCAATTTGGATAATTATTTTCATTGTATGTTTCAAGAGCAATAATAAATTTTGAAGTTTCTTCAATTTCGAAACAGTTTGTTTTGTCTTTGAAGTTTCTAAATGGAAAATTAAAATTGTCAACTATGTGGTTGAACTCGCCGTACATATCGTTTAGTGTTTTTACTACGTTAATGGCTGATTTGTTATTGTTTATCTGGAACCCTAATAAACTCACGTTACTATTATCAAGTAAGTTATTATCCGCCAATGTTGAAAATAGTTTCAATCTACTATAAGATGTTCGTTGTAATAAGCACGTGTATAATTTATCATAGTGCCTTATTGTAGTTGAGCTAATATAAGGATTATAATAAACACCAAACAGTTCTTTTAAAAATAGTACCTTGATATTTTTAAAATTGTTATTTCCTTGGTAAAATACATCAGTAAGCAACGTAAATTTTATATTATATTTTTCGCCAACTTTTTCTAAGTCGTTCATCCATGTATCATCCCAAACAATATCACTAAAGTTAAAAAAAACAACTGAGCAGTTACGTATTGATTTGTCCCAACACTCGCCTAATAGAACATTATTTTTTAAAATTGGTATATTATTATTTTCTAATTCATTTAATAAACGTTTATAAACTTTGGATAAGTTGTTGCACCACAGGTCATGGTCTGTGGCTTTTATATGTTGTTCGGCAACAAATGTCATTAATCAGTGCGACCTACTGTTTCTAAAATTGTTTCAAGTAAATCGTAATCTTCCGATGCTTGTTGGAAGTTTACTTTATATGCTGTGCGTACTGCTTTTTTAAGAATAGACGGTTTAATTTCCATCTCTTCTGCAATTGCTTTAATTGTGTCTGCTAAGCCTTCGTTAAGTACTTCAACTTCCGACATTACACTAATGCCTTCTTTAAATAGTTGTTCAAGCTTTTTCTTTTGATCTGGGTTAAACATTACATCTGTCATTTTTTACCTCCAAGGTTATAAGAATTAATATTTAGGTATTATAACAAGGTAGTCAAAAAAATAGGTGCTCTAAAGCACCTATTAGAAGGATTTGGTAATAGATTAATCTTTAATCCATCTGTATGAACCTTGTCCTAAGTATTCTCCTCTGGAGTACCCTCTCTTTTTCATTTCTTTAGCAATGTATTCGTCTTTAACGTCTTGTGATAACGAATCCCAAACTTTGCCGTCTTTTTCCGCTTGTGCTCTTGCATCTTGTAATGCATAGTAACTGTTTAATGCTTCCACTTAAATTCCTGTTTATATTTTTTGGTCAAGTGTTGCTTGATCCATTTTATCGAGTTTCATTTCGATGTCCGCTTTAACATCGTCGAAATGTTGTAACTTGCGATCAATTTCAGCTTCTTTACTATCTAAACGCTTTAAGTGATGCTCTTGGCTTTTATTAATTTTTTCCTGTGTTTTGAGGTCTTTTGCTTGCTTAATGTTAATATTGTGTTCAGTGTCGATACTGTCTGTATTTGATTGGATGCGTTCTTTTTCTGCATCAACTTCGTCACGCATAAATTGTACAAACGCTTCTAAATCTGTATCTGCATAAGCATACTTAGCGCGTGCTTTACTAACTAACCACTTAGTACGAGGATCGCGAATATCAATTTTTTGTACATCTTCTTCGTCGTGCTTTGGTTCTTCTTTTTCGAATAAGTCTTGTAATATCATAATTTTTACCTATATCCTAATTCATCTGCATCTGCATTTAATTTAATAAGATAACGTTTAGCAACGGATAGTGATTGTGGATCTGACATTGGATCATTAAGAATTGCAATTAATTCTTTTTTCATACGTACATAATCGCTCATGCTATTGATGTTACTGTACTTAAACGAAATATCATCTACTTCGTAAATACTTTGTTCTTTGCGTCTTTTTTGTACACTTCCTAACGGAGTTGCTACTGTAGCAATACCACCTGCTGAAGTTGTTTCGACTAATTCACTAAATCTCATATCATAAAGTTGTTTTTATACTACGAGTATTTATGCTTTGTGAAAGGTTTATTTTTGATTTTGATTTTGCTGATTGTACTTATCAAAGAAATCTTTGTAGTAACGCTCGTCTTGGTCCTGTGATTTACCACGCCATCTTTGAACTAAATCTTTGATACCTGCTTTAGGGTTGGTTGATTTAAGTTCTTTATCCATTTGATGCATCATTGTTTTTGCCATCTTTTTGTACGGTTCATGATATTCAGGAGTAGATAAATCTCCCTTGCCGCCATAATCATAACGTTTATCGTATCCTGGTTTATTAGGTTCTCTGCCGTACTTTAATTGCTGTGCGCCTTGCTTATCGTACTTGTCCATGTATCCTTTAATGTCTTTGAATTTTTTAGGATAACGTGTTGCGTAATCTTTGGCTGTTTTTTTATTAATTTGTGTAGGTCCATATGCACTTGAACCTTTTTTATATCCTACTGGGTCTGTTTTCTTATTAGCACCGTAAGTACGTATGTAATGTCCAGAGCCATCTTTACCAGCATCAACACCAGTCATTTCAGCATTAACAAATGAATCGTACGCTCTGTCGAAATCTATATTTGTATTATGGTCTTCGTTTATATTGTCGCAAACCCAAATATATTCGATAGCAGAATGCTGAACATACACGGCTGGTTTTTTTTGATACAATCCTTTATAAAACGACACTGCATAATCGGTTTCTAGTTGCAACCTCTCATTTGAATTCCAAATATACATAGGGAAATACTCTTCTAGTTCTTCTTCCGGAACAT